TTATTCCTCGTAGGTTTACAAGATCTCCGTTTTGATTTCGGGAGAAGTACATGTGACTAACATTTGTTATATCACAATATTGCTCTTTCTTGTTTTTAACGAGGAACCTAGCTAGTTTTCGAACTTTTCTAGGTAACATTGTAAATTTACGGTTGGTGGATAAATTGATTTTTTGAACAGTGGAACGTGCTTTCAATAGAAAACGATCTTTAAAGGTTTCAATGCCAATGTTAAATGTTTCTTCGGACACATTTTGTTTCATGCGTCTAACTTGACTCTTGATTCTTTGGTTAGATAAACCATCTATTCTAACTACATCTCCATCGGAAAGACGTTGTTCTGCGGCAAAACCTGTCATTTGATTAATAATAAAATCAGATTTCGTGATAGCACCGACGGATTCGGTCCAAGACACCTTGTCAACGACCTCCTCGAGTCTCTTTGAGAGCTCCGTAGGAATCCTTCCAGTGGTACGTACAGTCCTGCCACAAATGTAATTTTTGATTGCATTTCGTGTCTGGGCATTAACGTACTTCACCACTCTGCCACTACCTCCCATTTCAAGAGGTAATCCCGGAATCAGATTGAGTTCTTTCTCTATTCTGACTAACGCAGAAGTCCCATAGTACTTTGAGATAGGATCAGGATCCTTTATAATTTGGTTCAAACCGGACACCATGCCCACGGGCTTGTCTGAGAAGCTATGTAGCTCTCTAGCACCAATTATTTCAGCAATCCTGGGTAAGACAACTGTCTGAGCCCAAGATACCTTATCTCCGGGATAGGAAAACATGCTAACGAATGTCTCACAAAAACGGCCATTGCGACCATAGTAAGATTTAGTCTCGTTATATTTGAGGAATAACTTCTCTTCTATAACCTTTCTGTATTTCTCACGCTCTTCGAGTGTGAACAGACCGATCAAGTCGTCTCCGCAAATCTTGTATTTACGGCAGTCATCTGAACTGGCCTTCGCAGCAGCAAAAGCATTCAAACAGCACAGTATTCCCCATGTGCACCCCAAACCCATGTGGGCGCCACATTTGCTTTCCACCCCCTGTTCAATTTCCTGTGAACCCATGATGTTTAATGCAGCTTGTAATTCATCTCCGGACCATCCTTGTGATTCTGCACAACCCCGCAGGATTGCCTCAGTCACACTGTGTTGCACGTAGTCTGTCGCCTTACTAAGGTCGGCACTACAAAGTAGAGCTCCTCGCTCTCCTTGTAACGTAAATGGCTTGG